TGCTTATCGATTGTTACAGTAATTGCTGTGTTAGTTGCAGCACTCAATGTAACCTGAGTGTTTGCAGCTTTAACACTTGCTGCGCCTCTTGCAGGTACAGGAATGTGAATTGAATCACCTTTCTTACCTTTATGAGCCAGCTTAGTAACTAAATTAGCTACTACTAAATTTGACTTGTACGCACCTATAACTTCATCGGACCATAGTTCCGGAATGAAGTTATTAGCTACGGAAGTCGTTACTTGGTTTGAACCCAAAGCCATTTTACTTCTCCTTTATATAAATGATTATTTAACTCTACCTTCTACGTATGCTTGCTGAATTTCATCAGCTAACGATTCGTATCGTCTAGGGTCTGTTACCTGCAAGTTGATTAAATCAGCTCTTCGGTAAACCTTCTTTCCACCTACAGAATCTCCTGAAGAGCGTGTTTCAGAGGTAGTCTTACGTAATACTTTCTCTCTTTTAACTTTCTCAGCAGCTCTTACTTTAGCTGTGGTATCTACTTGATTGAGTTGTTTCCATGTAGAAAACAATTCATTAGCAGACTCAAAGTCATAAGAGTCAGCAGCACGGAATATCTCTTGTCGTATCTTGCTTGCTCCAATCCAGTCTTGAAAGCCTTTATCTTCAACTATAGTTTTAAAATCAGGGTGAGCAGACTCTAACTGAGCTGTCTGATATGACTGATTTTGTTTAATTCTAATATTCCTAGCTTCCACCATGTCAGGATGATTCTCTATAGCTGAGTTAACTGCGTTAGCAGGGTCAGCATAGAACTGTTCCTCAAATGGCACTGGTTCTTCTTTCGGTTGGCTAGCTTCTGGAGCTTGATATTGATTTGCTGACAAACTTTCAATGAGTTTACGTTGTTGTCCAACTTCCATTCCTTGTTTACCTAATACTCTTTCAGCATTTTGGTGCATCTCAATAACATCTTCTAATGTCTTTCCAGCATACTTCTCAGGAATTATAGATTCTGGTTCTGTTATCTCAACTTGTGTTTCTGTTTGGATATCATAATCCTGTTGAGTTTCTTGTGCTTCTACTTCTTGATTTTCTGTTACCTGTGTGTCACTTAAAAGTGCTTCTTCTACTACTATACTCATTTTTTGGTCTCCGCCCCGTAGGGTTATGAAGTTATATTAGGTAGAGTCCTACAAGGAGGATTGTTCTACCGCTAGTTTTGTTGCATCTTCTAAACTATTTAACTGTCTTAGAATTTGCAACTGACCCTTAGCATGCCAAAGGTCTTTCTCACTTTCAAGACTGCGTATATCTACGACATTCTCTTCAGTAACTTTCATATCTGCAACCAAGTCTTTCCATCCCTCGGTTTCAAACATATCTAATCTATCTTTTAAAAACTGTTCATCAGTCTTAGACATTATTGTACTCTTGTGCTGATAGCTGCTTTAGTGCCAGCTTCTCTAGCCTTAGCTAGATTTAATATAGTCTCTGATTTAAGGTGTTCCATCTCAGGAATATTTCTTTGAGTCTCAGATTGTTGATTAGCTATATCTGACTTCATCTTATCTATAGATAAAGCATCTTTCTGTAAATCAATAATCTCTTTCTCTACCTTTATCTCATTAGGCATTGCCATAGCAGCTTGTGCTTGATGTAATATAGCTTTACCTTTCTCTTCTTCAGCTTCAGCTAAAGTCTTTTGTATGTCAGCTTGTAATTGTTGTATCTGTAATTCATTACCTATGTTCTCTAACTCTGCTTGTCCTGCATCAGGCTGTTGTCCTTGTAGTAGAGACTGTACTATCTGGTCTCTATTATGGATACTAGAGTTTTGGAACAATGCTACTAGGATTACATCAAAAGCAGGTGAGTCTTTTGGTATCGATTGTAACATCGCAACCATCTGAGTCATCTCTAATTCTTTTGCCATGATACCCATAGTAGAATATGGTATAAATTTATAATCATTAACAGGATATCTTTCTACATCAAACTGTATCTTACGCCATAGAGACTTTTGTATCATAGGCACAAGGAATGTATTCTGGAAATTCATAAGAGTACGCTTCTGTCTCTTAATAGCAGCACTTTGCTGCATTGACATACCACTAGCTGTCTCTCTATTACCAGTACCTACGTCAGAACTACCTGTACCCATCTGAATCATAGCTTGTAAGCTTTGAACTTGTTGGAATGTAGAAGGGTCAGTAGTACCCATGTCTAAAGGCATGATAGCATCTCTAGGTGAACCATTAGTAAGTATAGTTTTACCCGGTCTTACTTCAAACTTAACACCTCTAGGTAGTCTTGTAGCATCCGCAGCCATCATAGGCGTTGTAGTTAAAGCTAATGAATCAATTCTAGCTCTCATCTCAGCATCTAATGCTTTCTGACTGTTGTATCCTTTCTCACAAATCCCTCTACCCCAGAATTTATTAGGAACAATGTCATGTTGATACGATATGAAAGGTCTATCTTCCATAAGGAATAGGTTTTGTTCTACTCTTAGTATATGTGAGTCATTAACAATAGTAACTACTGCTTCAACTAACTCATCTTTCTTTGTATACTCAAAGTCGTCTTTATCTTTACTAGCTTTAAGGAATCGTTTAGGTACTTTACCCCAGTATTCTGTTATCTTAACTGAATCAGACTCATCTGCTTGCTTAGTCTCAGGGTCGTAACCAAATGTAACTGTATCATAATCACCATCAAGAGGTACATCTCTATATATACCTGCTCTAATACCTTCAACTACGTGGTAGCGAGGTTTGATTACTTCATGGGCAACACCTAATGCTTCATTAATGCTATTAGCAGAAGGGTCTATAAGAAATTCTTTAGGAGATATAGGTTGTATCATCACATCTATTGATGGATACTCTACTAATTGACGAGTAGTAGCACCTGTACCTTCGATAGGTACTTCAACAGGGGAACGCTCTACGTTTTGTTCAACAACTATCTTTCCAATACCTGTTCCGTAGATAGCACTATTGATAAAGACTTCACATATAGCATCTTTACAGCCTGTCTTTTCTAAATCTTCTTGTAATAGGTTACGGACATACTCCGCATCGCTAGGGTCTTCGTCTAAATGGTCATCTTTAATATCAAACCACTTACCACGACCAAATGTAGCTTCCTCTAACTCCGCAACAGCAGATTCAACTGCTTGTTGTAGTGCAGGTGCTATAATTCTAGACTTTTCAGAGGTACGTGTTCTATCTTCTTGTAACCATGTACCACGCCATAGACGATAATACTCATCCCACTTAGTTACATAGTTGGTATCTCTGTGTGTTCTCCAGCCTTCTAGTCTATAAGACAACCATCCTGCTAAAGCTTGGTATTTAGTTTCTTTATCATCAAACATCTATAGAAATAGCTCCACTAACGTAGGTAATTTAAAGGAGTATAACACATCTTGTGTAGTTGTGTACGTTTATATGTGAAATTACCTAATATCCTGCTATTTCATCCTCAGGTTGCCAATCTTCGTCTAAATCTATGGAGTATGCGAAGTCAGCTATGGATACTTGGTCTATATAAGCAAGGCTATCCAGTAAATCGTCATGTGATAGGTGATTAGGGAAGTCTAACATCTGTGATGTAAAGTGCTTCCACTCTCTATCTTCATTAAAGCTTATTTGTCCATGCTCCATTCTACCTTGTAGCGACCATGTTATACGTTCTGTCTTCTTTTTACCACCATGTCGTAGTTCATCTATATGTACAAACCTATTTTGACTTCTCATTTCATCTTCTAGGTAAGGCATAATAGCATTTTTTAAAGAACCAGTCTCTATACCTACAGTTGTTGCTTCACATATCTCAGCAGCTTTAAGAATCTTAGTTGCTGTCTCTTTAATACCCCATCTTCCATGTAATATATCTTTAACCCACCACTTATCTCTATCTATTTTAACAATAGCTATAGCTGTTTCATCTAATTTAGAACCTTTTAGTCCTCTTTCTTTTTCTACAGACTCAAATCCAGCAGGGTCTACAGCTATAACAAAGTTACCTTCTTCAGGTTCTTTACTTGTACGAAACCATTCCTCTTTAAAGATACCACCAGAGAAAGTTTCAAAGCTTGCTTCAAATTCTTGTCTAAATGCCATAGAAGACATAGACCTTCTAGCAGCATCTATCTCATCCGCAGCTATATAAGGATTATCTTTAGAGTTAAATGAGAAAGATTCCCAGTCTTCTTCTTTTTCAGCTTCTTTAAACAAGTCATAGAAGTGATTTTTACCAGCAGGTGTACCTATAAACAAAGCTTCACCTCTAACGTCTGCTAGAGTTGGTCTTAATATCTGCTCCCATACAATAGGTTTCATACTTGCGTACTCATCTAGCACAACATAGGCTAGTCCTACGCCCCTCAGAGTATCTGGTCGGTCACTGCCCTTAAGGTATATCTTTCTACCATTGATTAAAGTAAGCCTAGCTGTGTTTTCGTAGGCATCTTTTATAACTTCAGCTCCTAGCTCTTTCAACATACTCCACATAATATCTTTGGATTGCTGAAACGTAGGACCAACATAGAATACATCTTTACTTTCTGATTGTAATGCCTTGATTAAAAGAATCCAAGCAGCTAATCTAGACTTACCAAAACGTCTACCAGCAGCTACTATCTTAAATCTTGCTTTAGAATTGAATATTTCTAACTGAGCTGGGTGTAACTCAACATTAATCTCTGCCATTTAACCTTTCTGAACGAGTAGCGTATTTTCTAAACAACTTTTCTCTTATTAAGTATAAAGACTTTCCTTTATAATCTCCTCCTGTAGGCGCACAGTGTAAACAACTTATATCGTTATCTTCAATACACTGTTTTATATCTTCTGGTTTTATCCAGTAAAGATTACACTTAGTAATATATACCCACCATGTAGCTCTAGTTGTTTCAATACCTGAAGGTTTACCTCCATAGCTATTCTCTATAACTACATTACCTGTCTTATGCGCAGCTCTATCACTTTTAACTTCTACTCCTATACCTTTCTCAGGTACAAAGATATCCCATTCTTTACAATAACCTTCTACTTTATAAGCTTTAGGATATTTAAAGTGAAGCTTCTTTAATACTAAATACTCACCTTCTTCACCGAAGGCTAAATCACTATGGAAGCTCATCTGCTACTTCTGCTAATACTGCAGCCTCAGACTTACTACGTACCTGCTTCGGCTCTGTTTTCTTAGCTTGTTCTATGATTTGTTCTGTAGTACCAACATTGATAATTACACCACCTTCATGTTTCCTATGGTTAATCTCAACAGCTTTGGTTTGAGGAACGATTCTATCTATACACATCTTTAAACAGTGAACGTCTCCCTTTAAGGCTCTGTCTATAATAACCTGTACTATCTCAGGTCCTCGTTCTGTTAGAAGTTCTCTGGACAGAATAGTCCATTTGTTCATACTACCCTTAGGTCTACCATTAGGGTTAAGTGGCTCCATCCCTTTATACAACTTAGGGTTACCCGGATTATTTCTTCTTTTGTCGTTTGATGTCATAACTCAATTTATTAAGGAAAACTGAAGTATAACATACTTAGGTTACACGTATGTTAGTATTTAAGTAAATTATCCAAGTGACTACCTGCTTGTTGTACTAGGCTCACGTATGTATCTTAAGTAGCGAATCTAGGTTTTAGTTTAGCATACTTTTCCTGCTTTGTAAACCTCTATCAACTCATATTACCAAATCTAATATTAACTAGAATTAACTCTCATCTACTAGTGAGTGTTTATTATGTATGACCGAGTCAACAATGGGTCCCCCTACCCCATGTTCTACCAAAGTACACTAAAGTGAACTTGGTAGCACTATGTTAGGGGAAGTCCATTGTCAACACGAGTCATACTTCTGTAATCCTATGTAAATATGAGTACGATAGTGGTTATTTGAAAGGACAACTGTTACCCATTGCAATGTACTCATAAATAGATACAGGAATAATAAGACACCCTATCTTAAGTTGCTCTAACCTTTACTTAGGTGTGTTAGTATCATTCCTTGTCTAGTTGATACCATCTTAGAACCTTTAATAACATAAGGTATCTTAAACAACTCAGCCTCATAAGCTAAGTTCTTGTAGTAATCAGCTTAACTTTATAAGTCTAGTAAGTAGTCTATCTTTATGCTGTATCTTAATATGAGTAGAACACCATAAGAGTCATCTTTAAGAACACCCTCATTCAGCATGGTTTGCCTATAAGTTCCATATCTTAAATCGTTAGTAAAACTATTAATACTATCCAGAAGAATTGGAATGTTTGAAGATGTCCTAGAGTTGAGTAAGTTGAGTTGCCTACTATTCTCTTAGATGAAGAGGCTTTGAAAGAATTGACTACAACATAAGTTAGGCTAAGGTTTATTTTTGAATTGTTTCATGTATTTCTAGCGTCCATTTAGTACTCAAGATTAAGTTCATGGAGGACTATAAATCTAAATGTAACCTAAGTAAACTAGCGAGCAGTTGACTTAGGTTACATTTAGATAGTCCTTCACCATGTACTTAATCTTGAGTACGAAATGGAGAAATACATGAAACAATTAAAAAATAAACCAAGTCCAACTAATGTTGTAGTCAATTCAATCAAAGCTCTTAATCTTGAGAATAGTGGCAACACAACTTACTCAACTCAAGGACGAGTTTTAAAAGGAATGTGTTATAGTTTTACTAACGATTTAAGATATGTTAATGGAACTTATAGGCAAACCTATGCTGAATGGGGTATTCTTAAAGAAGACTCTAATGGTGATGAGTCTACTCATATTAAGATACAGCAGAAAGAAAGATACTTACATGACTTAGAAAGTCAAGCTGATGACTTACAAGAACTAAAAGATTTAGCTTATGAGGCTCATCTTGAGTTGTTTAAGACACCTTATGTCCTACCTATTAAAGGTTCTAAGATGGTATCAACTAGACAAGAAATTGATTCTAACTGGACACCTAAGAAAAGGTAAGACCAACTAAAGATAGGGAGTCTTATGATTCCCTTTCTTTTTATTCGTTCATTGCTTAACCACTATCGTACTAATATTACATAGAGGGAAAGCGGTGAACAGGATTCGTCTGGGTAAATTAACAGGAGTATATTGTGGATAAAAGAAATTATAATGAACAGCGTATGCTGATAGATAAGATTATTGATGATGAAACAAATCATCTAACAGATTACATGACTGATGTAGAAACATATCAAGTTATAGCTAGGCATTTTAATACTGATGAGGAGAGTAGTGATGAGTACTAAATTTAATGTAACAGTACATGGTGTTAAAGTTACATGGCAAGGAGCTAAGTCTTGGAACAGAGATGATGCACTACATGTAGCTAAACAATACTTAGACCAAGGCTTTCATCTGATAGAGATTAGAGATGTACATTCTGAGAAGATAGAAGTACTATGGACTATCAGGGATAAGACATGAGAATCAATAGAGACAAAGTATTCCGTAGTGAATGGGGTGAATTGTATGTTGACATCTATGATTTAGATGATGTCTTTCTCTACGCACAACGTATAGATGAGCAGTTGTATCATTCAACAGGAGCTGTAGCACCAGCTGATTGGCAGGAGCAACAGACTAATGATTATAAATGGAGGAGTAATGAAGAATAATATACTGAATGAAGTAGTTAGGTATAAGAATCCTAAGTATAAACATAGACTAGATGGATTCTTCTGGGGTTTTGTACTAGGTTACATACCTTATTTGTGGCACATGTATATATAGTTTATCCAACTACTATAGGGGTAGCAGGGGAAATTGGTAGTTACTGAACCTGCCTTATATACATGTAACTGCCTTGGGAAATGGAACAAGACTACGAGGCGCTACATCTTACAAGTCCTGAGTATGACTAGGTGGAAGTCCTAAAAACTACTTCAGCAATGTCCTGAGTATGACAAGCGGTAGCTAAAAACTGCTCACTTAATTTAATAGAGGAGATTAGTATGGCATATATAGATGTAGAT